ATATATTCTATCAGAAAGAGCTGTTCCATTTTTGGAACAATTTTATTTTTCATCATTAGCTAGAAAAAAACAAATAGATATAAATACATTTGCTGATAAAAGAGATATTGTTGTTTTTTATAATAAATATTTTGTACACTTATTAGGTCAAACAAGAAGAAGAGATATGGGTATATTTGAAATTGATAATTTATTTAGAAGATATTGTCCAAAAGATGACAATATAATAAAGGATGCTGTTTATAATTCTAAAACGGTGTATATTTAAAATTCTTAACTAACATTACACTATCATTAGTATATTCACTTGGATTACCCACACCATTATTAAATACAACCTGCATTACTTTACCTTCATAATGTTCAAGTATTGATTCATCAATAATTTGTCTAATTAATTTATCATTATAATAAATACTAATCTCAAATAAATTCCATATTAACTTAAATTTATTCCATGTTTGGTCAAATCGATTCCATACCATATCTCAGGTGGCCAACTATCAGATGCCCATAACCAAAAAGCTGGAAAAAGACCTGTACCTTTTGGTAACATAACTTCTGCTTCAAATTCACCATAACCAAAATTATCAACAGATGTTACAAGACCCACACCTATTTCTATATCACCACAATCTGGTGTTTTAAGTGTGTGTCTTTTTGATTGTAATCTTAATATATTATCAGTTACATCTATACAAGATGGGTCACACCAAAATGTAGGATTATTAGGATGATAAATACCCCATCTATTTCCTGATTCCCATTTATATCCACAAAAATCAATTGCCATATTTATCAACAATAGCTTTTAAACCAAATTTCTTTTTAAGAACAGTGACTATTGGTTTAGGCAACCATTCTAATTCAGCCATATTTTCTAACATAGATACTAAATACACTGAATAAAAACCGCCAATTACTAATCCAGGTAGTGGAATAAAGATTAAAGAGTTTTTAGACAACCACCAACTGAGACTTAATATAATCGTCGTGGCAACAAAATAAATCGGCATACGAAATAGTTTACTTGAAGTGAAAGATTTACCTTTAAAACTCTTAAAAATACCTGTAAACCAATCTAAAGCCATTAATATCCAAAGAAGATATACTGTTTCTGCGCTATCATAAATACAACCAGTTATAAAACCAGTTAATCCTAGTAAAAATGAAGGTATTGAATTAAATAAATTCCATTTTGTACCAAATAGTGAATTTGCAAAATCACTTAATGATATAAATCCTAAAAAGTTATCCTCTCTCATCGTTTCTGTGTTTGTTTTTCCTGGAATATTTCTTTTTATCTTTAAAATATTTTGTATTAGCACGATTAAAATAACCACACTCAGCCATTTCCTTTCTGAGATTGGTCATTTCGATTTTCATCAAGTCTTTCTTTGTTATTTTTTTCTTTTTCTTTTTCACTTAACTCAATGAATTTTATAATTTTATCTAAATTCTCTTTATTAATTGTTCTATTTTTCATATCTTGTATGTCGTTTATTAGCAACCATAAATATTTATTTTATTACAACAATTACATCTAATACCTTTACCACAATTACAGTTACAAGGTGTTGTATTTCTATTTAAATAAATTCCACCAAAATAATTATTCCATCTTGGTTTAATACTCATTAAATTTTGTGATGGATTGAAATATTCTGGGAATTCATTTTGATTGTTAACAATATATTCTCTTATTCTTGTTGAATAGAATTCAGCAGTATTTCTAACTTGTTCTCTTAACCATTGTACATTCTCTAAAGAAGTTGGATTAGAGTTATCAGAATTCTTTTCAGATACAGCTTTATTAGTTAAACGATAATTAACAAAAGGAAACACATGATATACTGTCCATTCAGCTTGACATCTTTGTATATAATCTGTTAATAGAGTTAAATAGTAACCACTTGGTGTACCAGAATTAACAATATCTGTCATTAGTTTAACATATAATGTATTACCAATAACTTGTTGTATATTCAAATCTTGAGCTTGAATAATAAACTTATTCAAAAGGTCTGGGTCTATATTATCATCTAATATAGTATATTTAAATAAATATTCTGTTGAAATGAATTTTGCAAATGCCATCTTATTATATCATTTTTTGTATATCTTCTTCCTTGTAACCAATTAATAGAAGTATTTGTGTTTTTTGTTCATCACTCAATGGAGCTTGTATTACATTCAATAAATCTTGAACATTTGGTTGGTAAGTCATTTCAAGTTGGAATTTCTTAATAGTTAATTTATCAGTAATTCCATTTATTCTTGCAAGTCTATTAAAAGTCTTTTCAATTAAATTTTGCTTAGCATCTACATATTGAGCTTGAAATACTTGTAATGATTCAATAAGGTCATTTTTATTACCTAATTCACCAGGTATTCTAACACCAAATAAGTTTGGATTAGTTGCTCTATGGCCAACAAATATACCTTCTGTTACATTTTTATTTAATTCAATAAATCTTTCATCAGAATCATTGAGCTCAATTGGTGTAATTGTAGGAGCAGTATCACCACCATCAGAAAAAGTAAATATAACTTTACCACCTTTTGTAGAACCTTCATATTCTTTTCTTAACCTACCAATTACATTATCCATTTCTTCTTCTGTTGGTACACCAGTTGCAAAATTAATTACCATTGAAGGATGAAATCCATTTTGAATAGATGCTAAATGAAACATTGCAATTTCCCATTCTAATTCAATCCAAGCAGCTGCTGAAATGTATTCTGGTATACCATACCATTCACAACCAGGTCTATACTCTTTTACATATAAAACTTGAGATGCTTGACTTCTATCTTTTACGGAGAAACCTGGATATAATACTGGTGTATTTTTTCTAATACTTGACCAATCATCACTAACCCAATAATGGTCAATTTCCCAATCTTCTTTATGTGTTGCAATTCTAACTTTTTGTGGGTCTAAATAGTTTATTTGAGCAATAGACTTTCTATCTTTTGACCAAACTATATTCAAGGCAAAAGCTCCATAGATTTCTAAATCATAACTAACACGAGCTAAGATTTCATCCATATCATATTTGTTATAGACATTTTTTAAAAATTGTAAAGTATTTAATTGTAATCCATCTTTATTGAATCCATTACCACCAATCATAGATGCTTTTGTTTTTAAAATAGCATTATGTTTAGATGATTTATTCATTAATAGTAATAATCTATTTGGAAATAAATTATCAACACCCCAAGTAATCCAACCATCTTTGATTTTTCTTTCTTCAAAAAACGGAGTATAATACTCAGCGTTCATATTAACAACTTTTAATTTATAATTTGTATCTTTTTTTTCCATTTTATATAATTTGTTTTATTATAAACCACCCATAAAAGTAGCAATAGTATTTGTATTTGATGCTGTAAATACACTTTGTGTTGAATATTGACCAGCAACATTCAATATTCCATTTTCAACTAATCCAATTGCATTTGTTAAATCTAAATCATATGGATTTGCCATTTCATAAATATAATATTGATATTGTCCACTTGGTACATCAATTATTCCTGCAGTTAAACCCGAATATGTTGCGACTGATACTGTAAAATAGTTAAAATAATATGGAAATGGTGATGAATCTTGCTGAAAGAATATTGTTTCAGCTAATGTATCTTTATTAACCAATTTCCAAGTAAAATATGGACTGGTTATATTACTACAATTCTCATATAATGTAACTACAACTCTATTATCACCGCTATTACTTAAATATAACATTTTAAATCGATTTTATTTATATACTAATATATATAATTTGATATATTTTTTGAATTAAAAATGAAAAAACCTGACTTTATTAGCCAGGTTTTCTCGAAAACAGTTAAGAATATGAAAAGTTTAACATTGATTATATCAATGTCAAAGCGAACGCCGTTTGAATACTGTAAGCATTTTCTGGTTCTTTACCATTGAATGTTAGTATAGCACCGTTTAAGTCGCCATATGCTTTACCCAATTGTGGTGTTGCAGATGATACTCTCACTGGATTTTGGAATCCCATCATCCAATAAGTACCTTGTTGGTCAAGTACAATGACTCTCCAAGCTCCAATTACAAGAGATTGAATTCTATTTCTTTGTGCTGCATCCATTTTATGGAGTGTTATTTCTAAAACTTGTTCGAAGAATGTAGTACCATTCTCTGTTGAGAACTGACCATTCTGTAAGAATGAACCAGTTTCAATTTCTTGTTCAAATGCATACCAGGAGTTACCAGAACCACCAGTTGCACCAGTGATAACATTAGTACCATCCAAAGTCCAAGTTATATTGCTGTCATAACAACTAATCCAAATCTTCTGAATACCACCTGTATTATTTCTACAAGCTAAAGTATATTCACTTAATACACAACTACATGATGTTGCCATTTTATTTAGTTATTTTTTTCTTTGATTAAATGGATGGTGAGAATTCACAAACTCACCATCCAATCTAATCAATATATTTGGTTAGTTTATCTAGCTACAACTGCCTTGCTTCCGAAAGCGATACCTGTAGCCAATTTAACTTTGTATCTCAATAAATACTTATCAAGTTGGAAGTTATATTCACCTGCAAGAGCTTCATCAGCTGGTGCAAGGTCAGTACCCCAGAAAATCCAGTTACCTTTTGTTAAGATAGCTTTGTTTGTACCATCAAGACCAACAGTAGCAACCAATGTTACATTTCTCTTACCGAATAATGCAACAGAAGCTCCGTTGATTTCATCTGGTGAGAAGTGATAAAGATTCAAGTTTCTGATAGAACGAGTATACTTATCGAAAGTATCTTGACCACAGAAAAGAACCAAGTTGTCTTCTGATTGTAAGTCACTTGAAAGTGCATCAACCATAGCATCGAATGTTGCGATAACACCGTTAGTTACAGCAGATGAAACTGACATTGTAGCAGTAACAGTAGCAGCACCAGATGCAGTAGCACCAGCGATAAGACCAGTTACACAGCTATTACCTTGCCAGAAGATAACATCAAGTTTCTTAGCGATTTTACCCATCTTCTCCTCAAGAAAAGCTTGTTCGAAAGGAATTGAATCCTGTGTTGAACCTCTTCTCATATATTGACCGAAGTAGTATTGTTCCATCTCTGAAAGACAGATAGATTCTTCAGACTTCAAATAACAAGCTGTTAAAGTAACACCTGTTACAGAAGTTGTTGCGCCGTTTGCGAAAGTAGAACAAGTGTCAGCAGCAACGAAGTCCAATGTAGTATCAACAGTTGGGATAACCTTTGAATACTTAACATCTGGAACTACATTGATGAAATCAAGTGTTCTTACTTTACCTACAACAGATGCTACGAAACCATCATAAAGTTGGTCTACATACTTGTTAATAGATGTGTAACTTGCGCTAAATTGTAAATTCTTTTTTTCCATTTTAGTTTTTGTTATTTTTTATTTGTATTAAATAGATTTTGACATCTGTTTTAATCTTTCAATTCTCATTTCTTCAGCTGAGAGAGCTCTTTCAACTTTTGATTCAAATCCAATTGCATCTGAACCTGGTTGTTTTGAAAATTCTTCAAATTTTTGAGTCATTTCTTCCGAAACATTTGTTAAAGAATTTAACATTTCCATAACTTTTTCAAGTTTCTCTTCTAAGCTTTTAACTTTTTCTTCGAGTGGATTTACTTCAACTTCTTCAACTTTCTCAATACCTTCTTCAATAATTTCCATTTTTTCTTCTTTGTCTTCTTCCTTCTTTGCTTCAACATTTGCATCTTCAACTGGTGATTCACCACCATCTTCAACTACAGTTTCTTCTTTGATTTCAGAAACTTTACCAGATGTAACAACAATAGTTCTACCATCTTCAAGGATATATTCCATAT